TCATGCTGCATCCTTTGTAATGAAGCGGCCACGCACGGTTGGCGTAACGAAGCGGCCACGGGTATTGATTGAAATGAACCTGGCGCGGACGTTTGCGTGGGCGGCGGCATCCCACAAGGTAACGCTCCCACCGATACCGGCGCCGGCCAAGCCCTGCAGCCTGGTGCCGGCATCCAGTACCAGGCTTCCGCCGATATTGGTGTCAGCACGGCCCGCAATCGGTTCAATACGCTCAATGAAGAGCGATCCCCCTACCGTTACATCAGACCGTCCCGAAAGCCGCAGGCCGGTGGCCACGGTCACCTGGCCACCAATGGAGGCATCGGCCCGGCCGGAAACGGGGCGGGCAACATCCAGGGCGATGGCGCCGGAAATTCCGCTGTCTGCACGGCCTGCAGCCGGTGTTGTTGCCGTTACCGTTACCGTGCCGCCCACGCCGGCATCGGCCCTGCCCAGCAGTTGGGTGCCGCATTCGACGCCAACCGAGCCCCCAATGCTGCTGTCAGCGTGACCGGCCAGATCGGCAATCAGCAGGGCAACCGCCCCGCCAATACCGGAATCCGCCCTACCCGCCATCGCCGGCCCGGCGACAACATCAACAGCCCCATCAATGGCAGCTTCTGCTCTCCCGTTGAATGGGGATGCCGCAAGAATTTCAACGCTTCCGCCAACTCCAGTATCGGCCCGGCCCAGCAGCTTGGCGCCGGCTTCGATGGCCACCACGCCACTGATTCCAGCATCGGCCCGGCCCGCCATGGCGCGGCCGGCCACCAGATCGACGCTGCCGCCGATGGCTGCACTGCAGATGGCCGCCAGCAGCACGCCGGCTGTGGTGGTGATGGCTCCGCTGATTGCAGCATCGCAGCGGCCCTGGAACTTGACCGGGAGGGTCGCGGTAACGTCGGATGGCGAAGTATTCGCCCGAGTGATAGTTCCCGTCATGCGAAGCTCCCGCCGCTACCAAGATTTGCCGCCCAGTTCGCATAGTCCCGGCCAAGGTAAAGCAGGGGCTGAGTTCCGGCCAAGGGAAGCTCTCCCTTGGCACCAAGCGGAACGGGCCGCAAAGAGCCCTGGTCGATGAACAAGGCGCGGGAGGCGGCCTGGCTGATATCCAGATAGGCCGGATGGAACCATAGATCGGCTAGGGCTCCATTTAGCTTGTCCCCACCTGAAGACGTTCCCCCCACCCCCCAGTTTGCCGACGTAACCGAGTAGTCAATGTTGTCGTTCGTCAGCGTGGGAGATGCAGCCAGGGCCGCCACGTTATTCACGTACAACTGCCCAGCCCCGGTTGCCAGGTTCCATGCGGCCAGGATGTGTGCCCATCCAGATGAGGCTGTATGGCTGGTGGTTGAAACCATGTTCAGGATGGTGGTGAGGGCTGCATTCAAGCCCAGAACCCGCACGGTATTGTTGCTCTGGCGCTGAACCTGGAAGGTGATGCCGCTACCGATATTTGAGAGCAGCCGCACCAGCACCCCGTCACCGCCGTCCATGCGCATCCAGAATGACAGGGTTCCGGCCTTCCCATCCGCCAGCCCGGTCAGGTCACCGCCACGGGCCAGATAAGCCGTGGCGCCATCGAACTTTACGGGCTCGGCGTAGTAGTAGAGGGGAGTGCTTAGTGAATCCTTCGGCGCCCCATTTATCGAAAGGCCACCCCCTGATCCGGCGTTTGTCCCGACCTTTGCAGCTCGGTTCGGCAGGTAAATCGCAGGGGCAATGCCAGTGGGGGTAGATCCATCTGCGCCCAGGGAGGCTGGCTTACCCTCAGCAGTTCTGAACTTCTCCCGATTTGCCTGGACCGACAGGTCAACATACTGGCCAGGCGCGAAATACAGCTCGGAGATAGCCCCCTTGTACTTGATGTTGGAGCCAACGGCCTGGCAGATATAGCAGTTCGGGGAGGTCGCCGGGGCGTAGTCGATATTGGAGTTCGTGGGTGTGTAGAGCTGCGCACGACTCACCCCATCGATGTACAGATGAATCTTTGTCGTATTGCCCGTGCTGATATCCCATGACGCCATTGCGTGATGCCAATCAGCGCTGGGACCAACACCTCCGGTATTAAGCGCAACCACGGAGAAATTATTGGCCCCGGAAGAGTCGAAGCCAGATATCGATAGGCCATTCCACCCCGCCCCGAAGCCAATATGTAACCGTTCCGTCGAACCAGAAACAATCGACAGGACATTGTTGTTTACGACGTTATCCCCCCGCTTGAACCAGAAGGACACCGTTCCCGCCTTGGATGCAGCAACGCCCGTCAGATTGCCGCCCCTGGCAAGGTAGTCGTTGGCCCCATCAAAATCCACGGCATTGACCGATGGGTCGCTCGGCGTGGTGCTGGCATTTTCCAGGGAACCGCTTAGCGTGAAATTACCGCCAGAGCCCGCATTTACATGGAAGTCAGCCTTCCCCCCCGGGAGATAAATCGCGGGAGCGGTGCCGGTAGGGGTAGAGCCGTCTGCGCCGAGAGAAACCGGCATCCCCGCTGCATCGATGAACTTGCGGCGGTTTGCCGTTACGGAAAAGTCGAGGTACTGGCCAGGCGCGAAGTACAGCTCGGACAGCCCCATTGAAAACTTCGTCACGGCACCGTTATTTGCCGCAACCCGCCACTCCCCCCGGGTGTAGTCCAGGTTTCCATTGACCGCCGACGACGTTACTTTGTCAGCTGCGTCCAGGATATAGAGGTGTGTAGCCCCTGCGGCCAAGTCCCAAGATGCCAGGATATGTAGCCACTTCGCCGAAGCCTGATACGTCGCCACCGTCGAGATTTCAAGCAGCAAGGTGGAAGCACTGTCATACCCCCGCACCTTGATCTTGTTGTCGCCATAGCGGGTCAAATAGAAGTACCCACCTTCAGCAAACAGTATTTGCTGGGTCGAGGCGTCAGAGCTATCCAGCCTGACCCAGGCGGAAAGGATGCCGGTCTTCCCATCCGCAACGCCCGTGAGGTCACCCCCACGGGCCAGGTAGTCGATCGTACCGTCGAACTTGACCGCGTTGACCATGCTCAATCCAGGCTATATACCCAGCCGCCCGCAGGAACGCGGGGCGCCCGGTCGCCGTTGTTGACGTAGATCGGTGCCGGCAGCGGCAGCTCGTGCAACACGTTGCCGGCCGGGTCCAGGGCGCGGAAGCCCACCAGGTTGCCCCAGTCCGCGGTGGGCTGTGCAAATTGCACCAGGTTGATATTTGAGGCCTGGCCATTGCCACCCACCGGGGCCGAGAAGTTCGCGTCTCCGGTGGCCACCACAACCCGCTGATAGCTGCCACCCGCCACTTCCACCCAGTTGCCGCCTACCAAGGCCATGAGCGCGAAGTGGATGGCGGCCGGCTTTGCCATCTTCGTCGTCCGCAGGATGTGGTTGAGGATTTTCTGGGTTGCGTAGTCGGAACGGGAAGCCAGGGAAAAGATCAGGTCGCCGGCGGCGAACTCGGGGGCGGCGCCACCGGCCGAGATGGTCTTCGGGTTGGTCAGCGGGGCGTAGAAAATCGCGTTACCGCCGGAGGCACCATCCATATAAGCCCAGTGGGTGATGGGGTTGCCGCCGTTCCAGGCGGCGTTCGGTGCAGGGAACGTGATAGCAGCGACGTTGGAAACCTTGTAACGCTGCCGGCCCAGGCCATCCACGGCTCCATCCACGGCCGGCGCCGTCCAGTTCGCATCGGCAGCAGCGACGGCGACGCGGGCATAGCCGCCACCGGAAATTTCCGTGACGTTCCCGGGGTCGCCAGGATCGGCGCTCAGGAGCGCGATATAACCAGTCCCGGGAGGATTCCAGGATGCGGTACGGAACTGGTGGTCAATGAGCAGGCCTTCTGCATTGTCGGTCAAGCCGGGCATGGATTTCTCCTAGAGGATTTCCCCGGCAGTCAGGCTGATCCAGCCGTTGTCCGAGGCGGTTTCAAGAACGCGGAGCCACATGCGGCGCCACAAAAGCAGGGAGCCCCGGCGAATTGGGGCATAGGTGAAAGGCAACTCAAGGGAAACGACCCGCCGCATCGGGGCATAGCGGCGGGCGTAGTCGGCTAGGAACAGCGCGGCCGTGGCATCGTCACGAATCCAGCCAGCCTCTACCGTAATGGGCCGGCGCTGGCCGCACTCGCGCATCGAGCGCCGGCACCAGGCGTTGTTGTCGGGGTCGGCAACTAGAGCGGCTTTAAAGCCGTCGCCTGCATAGTCCTGGCGGTACTTCAGCGTGATTGCGTTCTCGATGCGCTCGTCCCATGCGATCTCTGCCGGGGCCATCAGGTCTTCATCGTGAATGCGGATCGGCCGGCCCGAGACATCAAACCAGCGCACTAGGCGCCCGCCCTCTGACCCTTCGCATAGCTGCACATTTGCCTGATCGATGGCATAGGTCAGCAGCTGCAGGGCGTCGGTTGCGTCTGCAAGGCGGCGGGCGAACCGGTAATTGTTGGCATCGCACCAGTCGGCAAAGCGGCGTTTGCTGCCGACATCGAGAACACTACCGGTAGCGGCGGCCAGGTCAGCGATGATGTCGGCCGGGTTGGCATACCCGCTGATAATCCGGGCAGTCACCGGGCCGGCTGCCGCTTCGTAGATTTGAGCGTCGTACTCGACAAGCAGGCTCACTTCGACCAGGGCGACACTTGGCGCGCCGCCGACAAGCGATACATCGGCAGTCAGATCGGTGAGGTCGGCCCACTGGCGAACGGATAGCGGGATGAAGGTATCGACAACCCGAGGCGGCGCCGGCACCGAGAAGCTGATATTTCCGTTATTGACGGCAACGGCCGTGCCGGCGTGCGAGAGGTTGCGGCTTGAAATCGGAGAACTGCTGCCGCTTGCGGGGGTATTTGCGAGGCTCACCGCATTGGAAGTGATCCGGGCATTCCAGCGCATGGACATACTGGAAATCTTGATGCGGTTCGGGCTGCTGAGGGCGGTGGCACCGTTGAAGGAGAACTCTTCGAACTCCACGGCCGCAGGGGTGCCGGAAGAAATTACTCCGGCCACCTTCCAGGTGTTGGTTGCAATGGCAGTCGCCGAGGAAGTACTTGATGCCGCAAGCGTGAGCAGCGTCGCGCCGCCCGCGTCTTTTACCGTCGCTTTGACGTAGTCCACGCCCTCGTTGAGAAACGGCGTTTTGCCGGTGAACACCAGCTCGACAGTCATGGCGCCATCCACGCCGGCAGACCAGCCGTTAAAGACCGGGGCCTGGCTCCAGCCCCGCAGCAGCAGCACGCCGGTGCCGGTATCGACAACGTTGAGTGATGGCGAAAGGCTTTCGGCTTGGGCCTGAGAGAGGTGTGACATTGCTGCGGTACCGCCGGAGACCGACGTGCTGACGCTCAGCTGGGGAAGGCTTGCTTGCCCCTGGCTGGTTACATCGACGGTGATGGTCTTCGTCAGGCTCGCATCCGAGAGCTGGGTCTGTTTCAACACACCGACCTCGGCACCATTGATCTTGACCGATGCAACGCCCAGGCCGGCCGCCGTAGCGAACCACCTGGCCAGGAGCTGGACACGGGCGATGGGGCCGCGCTCGGCAAAGACGTCGGTCTGCTTGACCTGGATAGTCTTGCCGGGTGCGACGGTGGCGTAGTTGGCCTCATCGATGTTGCCAGTAACCACCAGGCGGGTGGCGCTTGTGATTGAGATAGTCACTTCAGCGTTGCCGCCTTCGGCTACCTTCACCTCGACCGGTAGCCGGTCGGTGTCGTCATCGAGCTGCAGGGCGGCCGGGTTCTGTATGTAGAGGGGGCCGGTGCCGGGCTCATAGACATAGACCACTTGGCCACCGATGCTCACCTCGGTTCTGCCGACCTGCAGGCCGACAGCCACGAAAAAGCCGATGGTGTAGGTGCCGCCGATGATCCGGTAGCCATCAGGAGGCCGGCTCCAAACGATTTCTGCAACGGGGTCGGTAGCTGCCGTGATGCCGATAGGTAGGCTGATTGCGGTTTGGGTGTGCGTACCAAGCGCCGCGCGGATCGCGTTGGCCGGGTTCGCGGCCGTAGTCGCCGGAAGCACCTGGTCAAAGTGCGCCTGCAGGTTCATTCGCTCTCCCCGGGCGCTGAGTGCCGGCGGCCCGGAGAGTGTGACGGTAGATGCCGCCAGATCGACAGTCGCAGCCAGCAGCTTGCCATCTGCCTTGACCTGGTCGATGGCGGTTACTGCGTGGCCAGCTGCGAGATAGACCGTGTCACCGGCCAGGGCCACCAGAGTGCCCTGCCTGTGCTCGCGGAGGGCGGGCGGCGTGAGGCCGTAGAGCGCATCATCCGCCCGGCTTGTGTAGTCGTAGGCCATGCCATCCAGCCACAGGCTGCCGGCGGCCGGCAGGCCGGTTGCGTCATTAACCGACAGGGAGGTGTCGCCGGCAGCGGCTGTCTGGGCAAGGGTCGTGGTTGGCTGGGCGATAACCGGGATCAGGGGTGCGGCTTCTACATCACCCCATATGGTTGGCGGCAGCTGGCCGAGCGACTCGGCAGGAGCGGCCGGATAACGGGTCTGGTCGATGGGAGAAGCGGCTGGGAGCAGCGACTCCTGCCGCTGCGGCGTTTCGAGACTCAGGGACAGGATGCCGTCCACTTCGCCGGGCTCGCTGATGACGATTCCAGAGAACACCATGCGTGCTGATGACAGAGTGACCTCACCAGGTGAGCACTCGTAGATAGCAGCAGAGCGTCCCAACCAAAACTCTCGGCGAGCCCATGCGGGCAGAGCAGCAGCGATCACGGAGACACTGGTGCTATCCGGCTTCACATCGCCGAAGGCTTCAACCGCAAGTACAGCCCGCGGTATGTTCAAGCCACGTCCGGCCAGCACCAACCGGCCTGAGGCGAGATCCAGGGTGATGACAAGAAAGCTGAAGGATGCGGTCACAGCGCCTCCCTCACCGTCAGCTGGCCAGCCCAGATTTCGGCACGCTGCATCACAAGCGGGAACGGCCCCGGTGCGACGACTACATGCAGCACATCACGAAATTCAAGAACAAACGGTAAGCGGCCGCCGGCCGTGGCAAGGTACCAGCTGCGCCAGGCCGGAACCTCGGCCTCTTGCACATTGGCAAAGGTCCAGACCCCTTCCCGGCCGGTGTACTTGATCCGGGAAAAGCTTTTCCCCCCTTCGCTCACACGATCATCTGCAACCACCGACTGCTCGAATGCCCAGGGAAGGCTCGGGGTTGTCAGCTCAACGACATCCCCCGGAGCGACAACACCGGCCAGGCCGGCATCAACAACGCCCCGGCACCAGCGGCGCAGCGCGGCATGAGAAAGGCCTTTACCGTTCAGGTGATATGCAAAGCGCAGCATCGTCAGCCTTTCTTCACGCCGGCAGCAACGGTGTTCAGGCGCAGCGGGGTGGTCTTCGACCAGGCTTCAAGCCCCTTAGCGATGGACTGAATGTCCGTCGCGTTGGGCAACACCAGGTTGTCGATATAGAAGTGGTAGCCGCCATCGGCACTGGCTGATGCAGCCGAAGAAGGAGACCCGCTGGTAGCCTGGGAGCCGATGACCGCGGGCGTTCCCGGCCGTCCGCCGGTGGCGTGGGCTGGAGGCAGTCGGCCGTAGCGATTCATGAAGTCCAGCACGTCATACCCGATGTTTCGGGAAGCCGAGGCCCGCATCACGAATTCCTCGGTGGAAGCACGAATGAGCAGGCTGTCCGAGGTCGGGGTGCCCGGGCCCTGCAGGCGTCCACCGTCGCGGTACTGACGAACGCGAGTCCCGGTACTCGGGCTGTATTCGGTTCCGTCTGCATTGATCGTGAAGCCGCCCAGGTCAATGCTTGTTGCCCCAGATCGCTTGAGGGCCTCATCCCATACCTTGGCGACTTCCTTGATCTTTGCCATCGCCTGGGACGTGTCGATATCAAGAACTTTCCGTGCCGCCAGCTTGTTGTTGAGTGTGTCGACTTCGGCGGAAACCTTCGCTACTTCGTAGCGCTCTCGCTCTAGCTGATTACGTAGCTCTTCCGATTTCTGACGCTGCATTTGCAGCATCTGCTCGGCGTTATCAATCCGCTTTTGGTCGATTGCATCTTCAATCGCCCCAACGCGACGTACTGTTTCCCCTTGTAGCTGAACGCTTTCGCTCAGATTTGCAAGGGATTCGGCACGCTTTGCAGCTGCAGCTGCAGATTCAAGGTTTCCAGCCCGCAGCGCGTCATCGGCTTGTGCGAGCTTTTCAGCGACCTCGGCTTGCCTGTCGGCTTCTGCAGCTGTCGCAGACATCCGCTTGCGCTCAAGATCTCGGAGCTTTTCGTCCGTGGCTTGACGACGTCCGAGAATGGCGCCTTGCAGCGCACTGATTTGATCTGCAAACCCACGTTCAAGCGAGAGCGACTTATCGAGAGCGGCCTCGGTCTCTTTCACGCGATCCTCGGCCCCTTTCTTCACAACAGTCAGCCTTGAACGCTCACCCTCTGCAACCAGCACTGCCACGGCCTGCACCGAGCTACGCTCAATCGCCGCAATCTGCTGGGCATTGCCGGAAGCCTGGGTGATCCGCTTCTGCTTCTCGGTCTGGATCGCCAGGATCTGGCGCTGCTCTTCGGTCAGTGCCTTTTCAGCAATGTCTTTCGCAAGATCCTGCTGCAGCTTGATCTGGTCCTTGAACGACTCCTCGATGATCTTGGTGCGCCGCAGCTGATACACCGCCTCATTGGCCAGTCCGGCAGAGCGCATCTCCTGGTAGTCGGCCTCTAGCAGCTTCAGTGCTTTCTGCACCTTGTCAGCAGGAGGCAGGAAGCTTTCAAAGCGTGATTTTGCCGCCGCAAGATTGCCCGCTTCGGTGCGGGCAGAATTGACGTAAGAACGGACAGCCTGAGCCGCTTGGTCTGCACTGATCTTCCCTTCTCGGTGGGCGGCTGCAATCTCGCGGATGGCTTGCTTGTAGCCCTCCGGCGCCTTGGCTTCTTCCAGGGCTTGCATGGCCAGCTTCATGTCGCGGATCAAGGTGGTGGTCTTTTTGACCTCGGCACCTTGCGCTTCCAGCTCACGGTTCATCCGCGATAAGCCGTAGTAGGCACCGCCCGCCGCTGCCGATACGCCAAGCAGGACTAGCCCAAGCGGGGAGGCTGCAAGCGCAATTGCGGCTGCTGCTACACCCTGGATCATGGGCAACAACTTAGAAATCCCGGCAATTACTCCCGCGCTGCCCAGGACCCCCAGGCCGCCGGCTGCAGTAATGGCAACACCGCCTAGGGCATCCACATGCTGATTCAGCCCTTCGATCAGGGCGGTCAATGCCATCACCCCGCCGCGTACAGCATCGTTTGCACCAGCATTACCGATGTTCTGCAGGGTTGCCCCCCAGATATTGCTAAGGCGATTCAGTTCCGCTTGGGTAGCCCTCATCGCATCGGGCAGGTCAGCAGCGATAGTCTTCTTCAGTTCTGCCGCAAACTTCGGCAGAAACTCAGCAGACAGTACCTGGCCATCTTCCAGCATCTTGTTGAGCTGGGCTGTCGTCACTCCCATGGCCCGGGCGGCGATGTCGAAGGCACCAGGGATGCGCTCACCGAGCTGGCCCCGCAGTTCTTCGGCCTGCACGGTGCCCTTGCTCATCATCTGCTGCAGGGCCAGCAGGGCGCCCTGGGCCTGCTCCCCGGAAAGTCCCATCACCGTGGCTGCGCCAGCCACGGCCTCAAATACCTCTTTCACCGGCTGGCCGGCAAGGGGCGTTCCATTGGCCGCCGCATTGAGCCCGGCGAAGGCCTTGCCGGCCGTGTTGATTTCCAGGCCCAGGAGCTTGGCCTGCTGGCGCAGGTATTCCATGTCCTGACCGCCGGCGATCATGCCGCCTGCACCGAAATTCAAGGTACGGCGAATGCCTTCTGCCGCCAGGTTGGCCTCCACCAGCTTGCGGGTGAAATCCACCAGGGCGCTGACGCTGAATGCGCCGGCAACCGCCGCTGCAACGGGCTTGAGAATGCCGGGAAATTCCTGGACCTTGCCGGCAGCGCCGGCCGTCTCATCCTTCAGGCTCTTGGTGGCGGCAACGTACTGGGCGCGGGTGACCTGGCCAGCGCGGAACTGCGCCTGCAGTTGCAGCTCGGCGGAGCGCAGCACAGCAGCGGCCCGGGCCGCTTCTTCCATTTTCGCCCGGGAGTCGGCCAGGGCGCGGTTGGATGCCTCCAGGCCGGCCTGGTCCACCGGCTGCAGCTTGGGCGGATCGAAGCGCTTGGCGAACTGCTCAACCAGGCGCTTTTGGCCTTCCGTCAGGGCTTGCTGCCGGGCCTCGTAGCGGATCATCTCGGCCCGGCTGAGGCCCATGGTGTCCACTTCCCGCTGCAGGCCGGCAACGAAGGCCGTGGCTTTCGACTGGGCCTCATCCCGGGCGGTGGCCTGCCGGCGCAGCTGGGCAGCGTAATCGGCCTGGGCAGCGGCGGCCAGGCGGGTGGCGGCCTCTTCCCGGGCCCGGCTGGCGGCAGCGGCAAGGGTGTCGGCATTGGCCGCAGCCCGGGCGATGGCCAGGGCCTTCTGGTCGGCAATGGCGGCGGCCGTGGCGGTGGCATTCTCCCGGGCCGCTGCGCGGGAGAGCTGCATGGCCTGGGTGGCCGCCACCACCTCATCCTTGGCCACCCGCACGTTCTGGCTGGCCTTATCCATCCAGGCGGCAAACGACTCGCCGGCCACCCCATCGTTCTTCAGGGCCTGGGCCAGCGCTTGGGCGTGGGCCTGGGCCTCTGCCAGCTTTGTCGATGCCGCCGCCAGGCCATCTTTCTGTGCTGCCAGGTTCTCAAGCAGGGAGCGCCGCACCACCGCCAACCCGGCTTGGGCCTGGGCGGGGTCGGTGGTGACGACGATGGCGAGTTTGAGGTTTTCAGTTGTCACTGGCGGCGGCGTTGAGTTTGCTGATCACGGCTTTGAAAAGCCGCCAGGGGTAACTGGCGGCCTGCGGGTGCCCCATGCAGAAGAGTGTTGCGAGGGACTCTTCCAGGTTGCTCAGGGCGGACTCGGCGAGGCTGCGTAGGGATTCCCCAGAAACCTCGCCAGATACTGAAAAAAATCCGGGTTCAGCCGGCGGGCCACCTCGATCAGCTCCCGCATCTCGGACTGGGTGTAGGCGTCGAAGTCCTTCACGTCGCAGAAGGTGGCCAGGTCAGGCATGGGAACTTCAAACAGGCCCACGTCGACCGGATTAACCTTCTCCGGAATCGGCGTAGAAACCAGCTTCGCGTGCCAGGCCCGGATCTCGCCCACCGTCAGCTCCTTAACGACAACTGGTTTGACAACCCGATTGCCATCGCTGAAGTCCTTTTCTTCGGTGACCCGCATAGCTACCTCTTAGCTCGGCTTCACGCCGACGATGCGGGCGTACTTCGAGATCCCGGTGCCCTGCTTGCTGTTGTCTGGCAGCAGAGTGGCCTTCAGCGGCAGCTTGGCGATCTTGTCGCCGATCAGCTCCAGACCGCTGCCAGCACTGAACTTGGCGCGGAAACAATCGAAGACCTGGGGAATGCCGCCCAGGGCGTAGTTCGCGCCGTCAATCAGGATCATGAATTCCTGAGATGCCTGGGTTCCGATCTCAACACGGTGCTGGGCCGGATAGCTATAGGCGAGCTTCATGGGGGTGTTTTCGGCGATGGCGGAACCGTCCAGGCCGATCAGGCCGGCGCCGCTAACTCCGTAATCCACATCCTTGGCATAGGTTTCTGTGCCATCTTGACTCGTCATCAGAACCGAACTGGGCCCAATGTTTGCGGTGCGGATCATGCCCTTGCGGAACTTCACCACTTCATCGGTCACCGTGCCCGGCAGCACATCGAACACATCGGCATTCAGGCTGGCAGCCATAACTTCCGGGGAGTAATCCACGAAGGTCATGTCCAGGGTCACTTCTTCGATTTCGCTCACGGAAGCGTAAGTACCGGAGGCACCCCGGCGCATGTCAGGCACCTTGTCTTCTGTCACCTTGGTCACGAGCTTGGCGTCCAGTACGTTGCCCCACATAGCCATCGCGGCCAGAGTCGCTTCAAGGGTAGATTTGATCGGGGCAATATAGACGTCGCCCTTGCCCTTGAAGGGGTAAGAAACAAGCTTGCTCATGGTGGTTTGTCCTTATTTCGGGTTAGCGACAGTCTTGCCGGCGCTGCCGGAGGAGATTTCTTCCTTGTCGATCACGCCGCAATCGGCCAGCCACTTCGCGGTGGTGGCATCGACGTCGATCTTGTCACCGGGCTTCTTCTTCTCGCCGGCATGTGTGTGGTGCTTCTTCAAAGTGACTTCCACGTCAGGTCTCCTAGGAGGAACGAACAACATTGGTAAAAAGCGCCAACCTGGCGCAATGACACAGGACGCCGCAGAACATCACGGGCACGGAGTCCTCCAGCTGCAGCCCGGAGACGCCCTCCGGGCCGTTCAGATCCATGACGACATGCCCCAGGGTGGGGTCGGCACGGAAGGCATCGCGTGCCGACTCGATCAGGGCATCGAAGGCCAGTTCCGATTCATCGCCGTCGGCCAGGGCCATGTAGAGGCGGATGTCCCACTGGCTCTGCTCCACCGGGAAGCCGTCTGAAGTGGTTTCCCGGGTTGCCCGGCGGCGGGCGTAGCCACCGCGCAACTGGCCATCAGTTGCCGCATAGAGGGCACGGAATTCCTTCTCGGCTTTGGCGTAGCGCTCATAGCGGTGGAATTTGCCGATGCCCGGTACCAGATTCATGCGGTCCAGGATGGCCTGGCGAATCACTTCAAGCATCATTTCGACCCCCTACCTGGGCGCCGATGCGGCGGACCATTGCGGCGAACTGGGCGGCCAGCTCGGCCCGGTTTTCTTCCAGGGCACGCTTGAACATGAAAACCGGCTTGGTGCCGTGGCGCCGGATCTTCCAGGCCACGGCGTGGGCGATGTTGGCGGCCTCCACGGGACCAGCGCCGAACTTCTGGGATGCCCAGTCGGTGAGGGCTTCGATGCCGGCCTTGCCGACGCCGTGGGGCTTGCTGCCCAGCTCCACCGGGGTGGCATAGTCGAGGGGCGAACCCACCACCCCCAGCATGCCGCTGGGGGTGACATGCACGGCGTCGATGACACTTTGGCGCAGCAGCCCGAAAGACGTCGGGGTGCGCTCCACCACTTCACCCCGCAGGTGGGACATGGCCCCTTCAAGGAAGACCAGCGTTTCCTGCTGTACGACGGTGGGCGCCTTGGCGAACAGATTCAGCAGCCGCTCCATATCCGCCGGGTAAAAAATGTTTTCCGTCGTCACAGCCGCCTCCGGGGCATCACGAACGGCCGGGCCGGGCCCCAGGTGATCTGAACACCGGCCGGCAGCTGCTCCGGCTTGTCGGCAACGCCGATCAGCTCCCGGTACCGCTTCACTGCGGCCCGTGCCCGGGCGGCGTACTGCTCGCCCTTGCTACGGCGATCAACGCTGTCGGCCTGGATGGTGCTATCGCCGTCGTTGGTGTGCAGGTTGGCCAGCTGCTCGAGCAGGATGCTGCCGGCCCAGGCGGCCACGGCTTCACGATGCAGTGTCGGGATGGTGTCCTCCACGTCGCTTAGGACGTGGGACGCCAGGAAAGAGAGGCGCACCTGGCGGCCCTGGGGCTGCGAGGTTGCCAACATGATGGAAAGCCCGCCGGGGGCGGCATAGAGCCAGAAGCTCCGGGCGGGGAGATAGGCCGGGGGAACCTGCCCCACCGGCACTTCAACGGCCGTCAGCAGGGAAATATCGGGCTCCCAAGCAGGGGGCAGCGGCAACATGCTGCCCCCCTGAGCCACCACATCCTGCACAGCCGTGCGGGGGCGGTCGGCGCTGTAGCGGGCCACGGCCAGGGTGACAGCCCGATCCCGTTCTTCCGGGGAAATGCGATCCCCGTCATCCCGAACCAGGTCGGCCACCAGGGCCTGCACGTCTGCCAGCGCCATGACCGTCCCCTTAGCCCGCCACCACGGCCTTGTAAGCGCCGCGGAAGTCCGTCACCGCACCGCCGTAGATGTGGCGGATCTTGTAGGTGATGGAATCGTTGGCGAACAGGCTGCCGACAGAGGGGTTGTCCTGGACGAAGATCTCGGGTTCTTCATTGCCGTCCAAGAAGCCAACTTCAATGCCGGGGATGTCCAGCTTGTCAGCCATGGCCACCCAATCGTTGGCGTCGGTCCAGTACCAGACGGGTACGATGTTGGGCGCCTGGGTCTGGATGAAGCTCTGGTCGTTGCTGGTTCCCCGGTTCTTGAACAGCTCGAAGGCGCCTTCTTCCTGGGCGGCGGACACCAGCAGGAACTTCGGCGGGATGCCCAGGCGGTCGTTGGAGCCGGCTTCCAGCTGGGCCATCATTGCGTTGCGGGCAGCGGACCAGGCGGTGCTGCTGAGGGCCGCAGTGCCCAGGTTGCCGTGATCGACGTGGAAGAGGGCCTTGCCGTCGTAGATCGTCGGATTCGCACGCATCATGTCCAGAACGAACTTAGCCAGGGTGCGCTTGGCGGCCCGGGACAGCTTGGTCGGGATCTGGCGGATCAGGCCCACATCGTCGTTGCGCACCATTTCCATGGTGACCCGGGCCAGGCGGCCGCTCTTTGCAGCCTTGTAGGTCGCGGCTTCATCATCGGGGATACCGCCATCCTGGTAATCGGCGCCTTCGGCAACAGCGGGCAGATCACCGAAGCCGCCCCAGCGGGTACGTTCCTGGGTGCGGAAATCGGTAAGCGGTACCACGTTGGCCACCAGGCGCCAGACGTCGTACTGGGACTGTGCCCGGTAGTCGGCCAGCATCCGGCGGGTGATTGAATCGCCCAGGGCCAGGGCAAAGGTAGTGCTGTCCATTGCGGCTTCCGCGAAGCGGCCGCCCAGGCTTTCACGCATGCGGGAACGGTCGCAGTCTTCAAGGCGGCCGGTCACACGGCGGTCGCCGGTGATCTCGACGTAGCACTCACGGAAGGACTGGACGTTGCGGTGGTCCTGGTGGGCCGGGTCGAAGAAGGCATCCAGCATGCCGGCGATCTGAACGCTACGGTCACCGACCTGGATATCCGTAAAGTGGTCCATGCGTACCCGGTTGCCTTCCACGAAGCGGGCCAGGTACTCGCGCTCGGCGTTGATGGCAGTGGCCACATCGGCTTCGACGAAGCGCTCACGGGCAGCGAAGTCGCGCTGCAGGCGGTCCTTGGCCGGCTGGGGCAAGGTGCTGGCAGCGATGGCATCCCGGGCCTGGGCGCGGGCTTCCACCATGCGGATGCGCTCTTCAGCCTGGGCGACGGCATCCAGGGTGGCGGTCTGGCGCTGCTGGCTGGCATCCAGCACCAGGGCTTCCCGGTAGGCCAGCTCGATTTCGTCGTCGGTGGCGGTTTCGGGGTTGAGCTTGGCGTAGGCCTGGGGGTTCTTGGCCTCGACCAGGCGCAACATCTTTTCACGCAGATTCATGTCGGAATCCTCCTGGGATTGATGGGTGTTGGGGGTGGGGGCGGACTCAACGAGTCGAATCAGGCGGCCCCCAGCCCCCGGCTCGACAATCAGATCGACAGAATCCACCTGGGTGATGGACTTGGCTTCCTTCACTCGCTTGCCTTCAAGCATTCGAGTGGCACCAGCACCCCGGGCATCGATAGACAGGCCCAGCAGGTCGGTCATGCCTTCGGCCATGGCATCAACGATCAATGCGCGGGTGTTTTCAGGAAGACCAGGCAGACGGATGTCTGCCTCGATGCGGGCGGGCTCGTTCCCATTCGCTTCAACGAAGCGCGGCGACTTAACCCAACCCACCATCTTCCGCACGTCCCGGCCGCCCTTGCCCTTGATGTGCTCCTCATCGCTCATTGCGTAGATCCGCACCCCATCAAACAGCGGGGTGGCTTCCTTGAGCAGGGTCTCGGGGTACAGAACGTTGGAGGAAGACAGGCCGGCCCGGATGATCACGGCCTTGAATTCAACCCCGGCCGGCTGGCCTTCTGCTTCCTTCATCTGGAGGGGCGTGGATTCCTTCATGGGGATGAAGGTCTCCATGACTTCCACCGGCTCCTCCAGCGTCACCATGCCGCCGTCGAGGGTATAGGCGTAGGACCAGGTCTTGCCGTCGATGGCGATCACCACCTTGTCGCCGTAGACCGCCTCCAGCTCGAACCACTTGCGCTCTGCAGAGGGGCCTTTGTTGGCATTGATCTTGGCGTCAAGGGCAGCGCGGACGATGCTGATGACCCGCATATGGTCAGGGGCAGCTTCCCGGAGTGCGATGCCCCGCAGGCCGGCCGGGGGGAACATCAGAGGGTCCCTTCCAGCTTCTGGCCGTCGCGGGTCACCACGACAACGCGGGAGTCCTCGAACACTGCGAAGTCCAGGACTTCATCGGCGGAGACGGGGACCTTCTTGGTCTTGCCGGTGGGCTTGCCGTCCGGGCCCGTCTCGGGTACCAGACGGACGACCTTCTTGACGACTTCGGCCTTGCTGTAGGCCTTCTGCTCTGCGGTGGAGGTGGGGGAAGCTTGGGGGGAGGTGGCGGGAGTGCCCATGGATGGCTCCTGTTGGTTGAACAACGAACAGGAGCCATCCTAGGGATGGGGGCCGGGTGTGGCCGAGTAAAACTTTTTAGGAAAAACAAAGGCCGCACTCGGCGGCCTTGTTGCGGTGAAAGCTAGGTGTCAGGCGGCTTTTGGCGCCTTCAGCAGCTTGTCTGGGTTGAAGCCCTTGAGGTCAAGATCGGCCTTGGAGATGCCCCAGACTTCGGCTTCTTGCAGGGCGGTATCCAGGATCTGATAGGCGGCAAAAGCCTCGGCGCTACCGGGGGCGTTCTCGCCGATCTGGCGGGCTTTCTGCAGTAGCGCGTGAAGCACGGCGTAGTACGCCTGGCTTTTATCGTTGTCAGTGGTCATGCCGTCGTTCCTCAAGAATCAGTTTCAGGATCGCAATGAATTCCTGGTGCCGCTCAATATCCTGCTGCCACCCTTTGAGCAGCGCCGCCTGACGGCGCTTGTCGAAGTTGGCGTAATCAGTGGTCTTCGACAAAGGGTTTGCAATCCAGCCTTGGTGCTTGTCGATCTGCCGGGTGAAGCTGCGAATGGCTTGTTGCAGCTTGGTATCGGGCAGTTCCCGGTGCATCTTGATCCAGGCTTCATGCCGGCCTTTTTCACCTTGGCCTTTTTCGATTGTAGCCGACTGCAGGGCTATTTTCGCCTGAATCGCCGAGAGGTCCGCCTTATGCGGGTTTCGGCGGATTTCCTCGGCACTGTAGGGTTTCTTGTCGCTCACCGTGGCCGACCAGGAGCGCACCTTTGGCACCGAAATGCAGCCGCAGTGAATCTTTTCTGCAATCGGAGCCCGTGGATCGTGGGGGTGCATCATTTTCACCGGGCCGTTCGGCGTCTGGATGATGAAGGGCTTATCCACGGGCACACGCTGCCCGTCCGCCAGGTCGTGGTTCAGCCGGGAATGAATCTTCCCGGAGCGGCGCCAGATCTTATCCATCGGCACCACCTCGTTGGCCTGCTCGGAGCGGGCCTGGGAGGCTACAGCATAGGCCGTACTTAACCCATCACGAACGATAGTTGCTGCCCGTCCGGTAGCGGCTTCGCCCAGGGCGGTCTTCACTTTGCCGATGGTGTCATGGACGCCCTGGGCGCCGATCATTGCCAGGCCCAGTTCCTGGTTGATCTTCTGTCCGGCCTGCACCGCCATGTCCTTGATGCGCTCGACACCGAAGGAGCGGATTGCTACCAGGAGCCGGGTATCCATGTAGGGCAGCTGGACGGAGACGCCGGCAGCGGCCAGGGGCTTGTCGATCAGGCCGACGCCGGCATGCCAGGCGGCGGTGGTCTTCTCGGATAGGGCGGTGCCGGCGGCGGCACCTAGCTCGGTGATGGCCTGGGCTACCTGGCGCTGCAGCTGTTCCAGGTGCCACTGCTGATAATCGGTGGGGGCCCCGGCCAACACCAAAGCGATCCGCTCATAGGCTACTTCCAGCAGGCTGGCAATCTCCTCCTGGGTTGCGGCGATCAGGGTGGCTCGCTCTTGCAGGGCCGCCTTTTGCGCCTGGGAAAATTCCTTTTCAGGGGTGGTCATGCGGCCTTGTCGGTGAAGACGTCGCCTTCCGCGACCTTGGCCGCAGCCGCCTGGGCGGCCTTCAGCTCCGCATCGGCGTCGATCTGCACGCCCAGGCGGCCGGCGATGGCGGCGATGAGGCGCACGGCGGTCTTTTCAGTCATGCGCTTCTTCTCTACTGCCATGGCCACCGCCGTGACGATCTGCTGCAGGGCGGCGGCGTACTTGGTGGTATCCCGCGCCGTCATCTCCGGGAACATGGCTTCGACCTGGTTGGCGTCTTCTCCCAGATCCAGCTCTTCATCCGTTTCTGCCAGGCACTTCTGCCGCAGGACGTAGAGGCCAATGCTCTCAAGCATGAACTTGATGACCTGCTGCCGCATGGAAAACACCTTGAATGTGGGCTCCCCCATCTCGGACGCTGCGGCACGATTGACGTCGCCGCCGCCGCCGAACCAGTGTTCGGGAATGGTGCCGCCGCCCAGCACGTGGTTGCGCAGCAGACGGGCGCCTTCTGCAGAATCGGCCGCATTGAGGTTGGGGGAGACTGCATTCCACTTCTCGGAATCGTTGTGCACCCGAACGCTTCCTGGGCTGGGCGGGTGGATTTCCTTCGCCCGTTGATTCACCGTTTCCGGGGTGGCCCCGGTCAGTTCCACATCCCAGACGAATGCCCGCAGGAACTTGGAGCGGTCCATTTCGCCGAACAGGTATTCCTCGTAGCCATCCACCCAGTCGGCCCCAGCCAGCAGGTCGGAGCGGCCCCGGCGGCCGTTTGAAAGGTCGTTCACCGTGAAGAAGAAGGCTTCTCCGTCCTCGAAGGTCTGGCGAATCTCCTGGGTGCGGGAGGTGAATACATCCTCCGGGCCATTGACGATCACCCGATAGCGGCGGGCCTGGCCCTTCTTGTCCTTGACGGTGACGATCCCGATGGGCTGCTCCGGGTTGTCGGGGTCGGTGACCACGGTGGCGATCAAGGCCGGGTCCAGGTAGCCGAGGCGGACTTCGCCGCTGACTTCATTGACGAAGGCCGGGTAGCACTGCTCACCGTAGAGGGCCAGCTCACGCACCTTCTTCGGCAGCTTGATGCTCATCTGGTTGATGGGGTCGCGCCAGAAGCGGTTGAGGGCCTTCTGGTTGTCGGGGTCTTTGCAGGAGAGGGTTACCCCTTCGGCCAGGAGAAAGGCCAGGGGCAATTCCACCAGGCGGTTGGCCAGGAGGTTGCTCTCCCACAAATAGAGGGCGACCTTGCGCATCCGCTCCTGGGTCATGGGGGCCAGATCCCGTGAGCTGTCGCCGCTCAGGCGGCGCCACTGGTCTTCATCGTCGTCGATGGTGCTGCCGGCCGCCTCCCGGAACTTCTCTTCATGGGGCTCCACTTGGGGAGGCGGACTGCCGAAAATTCCGGTAATCCGAGATATGAGGTTCTTCAATTCCATCTTTGTGGCCCTGAAAAGGTTTTATAAAGCTTTATGAAGCGCGTAACTGGCTGCGTCCCTATCCATGGACCTAGCGGCGCCGGAAAATTCGATTGGAGCCCCGCTGTCCAAAAATCCGGGAAGTGGCGTTTTCCTGCATGGACTGGGGGGCGTAGTCGGATTGTTTTGCTTCAACTGTGGCACCAGCGGACTGCTGGATATTGGAAGACTCGAGCCAGTTGAATCCCCCCGAAAGTGCATCTACCTGGTCGTCGTGCTTTCCCTTGGGGAAGGCTTCCAACTCATTGAGCAGGGCTTCGTTCCAGGGGCCTCGTACCAACTTGATGTTCCCTGCTTCGGCCTGGGCACTGACCGGCCTGGCCCGGACTTCCTTATCTGCATCGGGACGAGATGCCCGGACGTCAAAGCCAGCAAGGTCTGTGATGTAGGAGTCAATCTCGACTTTCCCGGCCTGAGCCGGGTCCTGTTCCAGGACAACGGTGCAGGGAACACCATCACCCTGGGCTGTTCCCTTCACCAATTTCTTGACCCCGGCAGGCCGCTTGCGGTCCCGAGCAACGTGGCCGATGTAGTAAATCCCGTCAGGGCTTTTCCCCAGCTTGAGGCCGGCACTCCAGTCTGGATCCGGGTTGGTTGGATTGGGTTCCGTCGCAGCTCTATCCCAGTAACGTACCCACCGGCAATTGTCCGGTGCCTTTTCCACCACCTCGAACCAGGTACTCTTAAAGTAGTCTCCGGCGGCCGGCCGGATTTTCCAGTTCCCCTTTTTCAACTGCTCTTGCTCAACCATGGGCAGCGCGTCCAGGTTGGAGATGTACTTGGGGTCCTTCGCCATGCCGATTTTGTTGTCGGTGTAGCTGGCACCAATGAAGGTCAGGCTCTTGGGCTCGAGCTGGGGATATTGATCTTTCAGCTCTTCTGGAGAGTCAGCCCAGACCAACTCATTGCGATAGCGAACAAACCATCGGACCACCCCAGAACGCTCCGGGATGGCATACCCCGTTTCGTCGTCCAGCCACCAGGAGATCAGGCTCTTTACCCAGCTGTCCGGATCCGGATTGGTGGTTGCCCGGATATAGGGCACCACACCAGAACTGGAACGGTTACGCGACAACATGTACCAGAACTGCCCGGACGTGAAATGGGTAAGTTCGTCGAAGCCAATCAAGGCGATCTGCCCGCCCTGCCAGTCGAACTTGTTTTTCTCATGCTCCAGGTGGGCAAAGCTGACCTTCGCCCCCGATGGCCATACCCATGAGAGTGTTGATAGATTGGACGTGGCGTCCAGCAACGGGAATAGCTCTTCCGATGTATCCCAAAGGCCACCCTCGGCACGTACCTGTTTTGTCGTTCTCCGGAAGATAACGGCGCCGAACTGGCCGTTGTCTGTGTGGCGAGTGGTTTCCAACAGCAGGGCGTAGGTCTTCCCTCCGAAAGCGGCGCCACCGTAGATGACGATATCCGCTGCCGAGGCCAGAAAAGCTTCCTGGGGGCCTGGTTGGGGTCGGATGATCGTAGTCATCGGCCGTTGTCCGGAAGGTAGATCTGGATGCGCCCCGCTACTGCTGCGCCAACTCGTGCAGCCTGATCTGGCGAAAGCCCTTCTGCTGTCGCCCCGGCAATTGCAGCGGCGGAAGCTTCTGCTGCGATACGTTCCCGCACTTCGCTTTGGTACTTCTTCAGATTCACGCTTGCCCGTGAGAGCGTGGCGATGTTCTTTGCTGCGGTGGAGAGCAGCTTGACCCGCTGCTCGGGCTTGACGGATTCGTCCGTGGCCTCCTGCAGGTTCACCAGGGTCTCGAATAGCTCGGTCTGCACAAGGGCGATCACGGCTTCGGAACGTGCGTCCTGATCGTCTGCCGCCCCTTCGGTGAGCATGCGAGCCGCTTCGGTGCTGGCTTTAATTGCCGCTAGGCGGCGCTGCAGTGGCTGGCCGTAGCGATGGATGGCGCTCTTGCTGATCTGAAAGCCCTTTTCCTGCAGCGCGACTTCCAGAGCCTCATAGCGGGAGAAGTTTCCGTCGATCAGTGCGCTATCCAACCATGCTCGTACGTCATGGGGGAGTTCGCCGATGCTGCTGCGCTTGGCCATGTCAGCCCCAGTACTTCTCAGGCCGGGCGATCCCGGGCTCGACATCCACGGTGTACTCGGCCACATCGGTGCCGATGCGGGTCAGATCGGCCCACCAGCGGCCGGAGGGCTCTTTGCGCAGTTTCACCAGCTCCCGGTCCTCCAGGTAGTCGAGCTGCTGGCGGACTTCCAGGGGCGTGACGTCCGGATAGATGGCCCGCATGGTCATCTGGACCACGTTTTCGCAGACCTGCTCAGGACGGGCGTTATAGAGGGCGAGGATCAGGTACCAGCGCAGGCCCTCGCGCCGCACTTTGGCTTGATCAATGTTCATTGCAGGGCTCCCTTGCGCTGGGCCTGATGAATGGCATCCAGCTTGGATTCGATGACGGTTTGATTGCGGACATAGTCTTCACGCCGAACGTACAGGTTCGGCAGCTCGACCTTCAGATCCATCAGCTCACGCTCGACACGGCGCCATTCCTTGCCCGCGTCTCTCAGTTCATTTTCAAAGTTGTTGAAGCGTTGGTCCCAGTGCCCCATGCCTTCGATGCGGGCCTTTTCCTGGGCTACGAAGCGCTCATCAAGGCGCTTGTCGAACTGCCAGAGCAGCAGCTTTCCGAAGGCGAAGACCATGCCCATGAAGGCGATGGTCACGTAGATGAGGTGCCAGAGTTCAAACTGGATGGGCATGGTCTTTCTCAGTAGTGGTGTCGGTTCAGCGCATCGTCCAGCTCGGCCTGGCAATGCACGCAGGTCTGGCAGCCGGGGTATGCCTCCCGGCGCTCCTGGGGGATCGGGTCATGGCACACAGCGCAGCGCGTGGCGGAAGGGGTGGCGGCCTGGGCCTCCATCATCTGGTGATGGGCCTGCCAGGATGATTCCCGCTCGTCCTGCTCCAGCTTGCTGGCATGGTCGAAGGCGCGGTTACTCATCACCCCGGAGTTCCTTGTTGGTCTTCTCGATCCACTCCACCATGCCCTTCAGCCGCTCCCGGGCCAGGTGATACAGGCCCGCCGAGATCACGTGGTTCTCCACCAGGTCGTCCAGGTTGTCGCTGGCCGGTTCGGGCAGCTGCTCGGGCGGCAGCGTCGTCAGGCTGGCCGGTGGGATCAGTCTGGGCGCCGTGGTTGGCTGACCGCCAGCGGCGCATGCCGTCAGCGTCAAGGCGACAATCAGGAGGGGAAGGATTCTCTTTGACATGGGCGCGGCCCTCGGTGACCAGGCGCTGTGTGTGTTCGGCCTGCTTGGTTTCGGACTGGATGGTTTTGACCTCGACCTGGTGGCCGACTTCAGCGGCCTTGTCGTGGCGCTCGATGGCGACTTCCTGGGCGCCGACCTTGTCGGCCTGGCATTGGATTTCCCCGGCCGAGTCGCCCCACAGGTAGCCGGCGCCGATCCCGATGAGGAAGGCCAGGAGAAGATAGGCAAGACGGCGGATCACCAGGCACCTCCCATGCAGCGGCGGTATTCGGACTGGCGGCGGGTCCAGACGCCGCCACAAAACCGCTTGTTTTCCGGTGCGGCGCAGTCGCGCCCTTGAACCTTTTTGAAATCCAGGATGGTCTTGCATGCCGCCTCGTACTCCTCCCGCGCCAGCTTCCCGGGGATGGATGAATCGCAGACATCTCCCGCGCCCACGTTGTAGGCCAGGCTGATGTAGGCGTCGTATTCGTACTGGAACAGCTTGCCCTTGATGCAGCTCTTGAGGGTCTGCTCCTTCATGGCCACGGTGCGCACCATCAGAGCCAGACCGACCGGCGGGGTAATCTTGTCGCCCAGCTGGACGGGGGAGCCGTCCGGCCGGGTGGTGCTGCCGAAGGCATAGGTGGGCTTGTCACCGGGGAGCGGGCTGGCGGCACTGCCTACCCAACCTTCGTAGCCGGCCAGGGTGCCGAGGCCGGCGGCAGAGAAAAACAAGGCCACAATGGTGACGCGGTTAATCTCCATCGCTGTTCTCCTGGGAGTGGGTATCGAAGGCCGGGAAGGGGTCGGCAGCCTCCAAGGCCTGGCGGGCCAGGATGAAGACAGCCACCCACACCAGCACCAGGGCCAAGCACACGCAGAGCAGGATGACGAGGCCCGTCACTGGCGCACCTCCAGATTTCCCTGCAGGGGAAGCATGCGGCCGGAGAGCCAGGTACCGACGTTGAAGGGAGAGGGGCCCGGGGATGGGTTGAGATCACCCGCACCAAGAATCTGCAGGCCCACGTACTTGGCCTGCAGCCCGATGGCCAGGCCCTTGAGGGAATCCCACTGAGCGGAAGTGAATTGATCAGTGCCGATGAGGCACACGCTGAGGCTGTGCTGGTTAAAGCCGGGCGCGTGGGCCCCTGCCTCGGCTTCAGCGCGGCCGGCGACGATGGCGCCGTTGCGGTAGATCAGGTAGTGGTGGCCGATGGCGGCCAGATCGGGATTGAAGCGTTCTCGCCAGGCGCTGGAGCGCCGGATTCCTAGCTTCTTGTGGGCGAGATCAACCCCCTGAACAGGGGTCTGAAATCCAGGCAGGCCAATGGAGGCCCGAAACAGGTCATCCCCGTTGGGCGTCTGGCTGCAATGGATGAGAAGGAGTTCGATGGGACGCATGCGCGCAGTTTCGCGCGCGTGCGTGGGAAGCCCGAGTAAAAGGTTTTACTAAAAACTACAGGGCTGGAAATTCCAGATCAATCAGTTGCCACGTCTCTTTTTTGGCCTGCACATGACATACCCACCTATTGCGCAGCTTGGCACCGAAGGCATTTTGCGCATCGACATAGGAGGTTACTCGGAAATACCGATCATCTTCGATAACGGTGCTTTCAGAGTAGCTGGCGAAGTCGGCAGTTGATGGCGCTTTTAACCTCATCCTGACCAGCTCCTGGCACGCGGTAAAGGCACCAATTTTATCCGGCTTGATGTCTCTACTGAGCTTGGAAAGCCCAATGATTCCCCATGTTCCAACGATAGCGCCAACGAACAGAAGTCCGATGGTCTTTGCCATCAGCGCGTTGTCTTTCTTGTTCTTTTCCAGCCCTTCCGCATAGCGAGAAAGGACTTCCTGGCTCGTAATTTCATCACGAATCTTTGTGATGAGATCAATACGCTTCAGGGCGCTCTCGTCTTTATCGAACACAAAAGACCGCTGAAGGTCTTTCAGTTGTTGTTCGCACTGCCTGGAGAACTCCGCATAGGAAGCGGAGCTCTCCAAGCCAAGCTCTTTGAAGTAGTCGGCCATGGTGAGGGGCGTTTGCCTAGCTCTTCTTCATGCCAGCCTTAATCGACATGCTTTCAATGACTTCGTCAATGTCCTTGCTCTTGTTCTCGGACTTCGTGCACTCCTTGTCCAGATCCAGCTTGATGGACAGCCAGCCGCTGGGGACGTTGGTGTAATAGGACGGGTTGAAGCGGAAATAGCCTAGACGGCTTTCGATACGCTTGATCCGGCTATCAAGATTCTGATTCAGGTAGTCAGCACAATCGCTAGCCATTGCTCCTGCACTGACAACCAATGCGGCAACCATAAATAAGGCCTTCTTCATCACTTCCTCCAGTTTGTTGTTAGGCACTACTCTCTTTATTCAGTAGGCGCTTTGCCATGCGCTCCGGAGCCACCATGAATTCAATTCCCATGAATGCAACGGCCATTCCGAAAACGAGCATGAGCGAGGCTAAAAGTGCAGGCTCCATCCCATTTACCCGCTGACTACTCTGTACAGGGAGGTACAGAACGGCGAGAAGAATGGTGAACACTCCGAAAGCGAATACCGCCCATCCATATAGCTCGGCAATACGCGAGTACACGATGCGCAGTTGCGGATCGCCATCCACATATTCAAGGGTGCGATGCTGCCACATGCGACGAATGCTCTTCGAGCCCTGCCATTTGAGCTTGTGACGTCGCTGGAAATCAATCAGCAGGGAGCGGGCTTCAGGCCCCGCTCTAATCCCTGTGTCCTTATAGAACTCGTTCTCTTCCTTGGCATCTTTCGAGCCGACTGGCTTGGTGCCATAGGGGCAGCTTTCCACGCCTGGGCATTGGGTAAAGAAGGCATGACCCTGGGGGGCAACAACCTGCCCAACAGGCTTATGAAAGTGGAAAGACTCGTTTTGATCGTTCACTTCTTCTTCCGCCCCACATTCACCGTCGTCGGCTTCTCATGGGTCAGATCTCCCTCCACGTTGGTCACCTGGCCAACATCACTGTGGAAGACGAAGCGCTGCGAGGACATTCCACCACTTCCCCCCTTCAGTGCCCCAATCGCTGCCGCCTTCACAGCGAGAGATGCGGCCCTGAATAGCGAAAGCAGCTCACGTTCATCAGGGGTTAAGGCTACATCGGAGCGGATACCCGTGACGATGTACTGAATATCGGCACCTATCGCTGCGATCCCTTCCAAATAGGCCGAATCTGGTGACCGCTCACCAGATTCGTAATTTCCCTGGCTCTTTCTATGAGCCCCTCCCGCTAATGCGAAGTCAGCCTGGCTCAATTTAAGCCTGGCCCGTTCTTCTTTCAGCCTCTCTGAAATGCCCATAAAAATATCCACACGGCAGTTGACTATGGATACGCTTGTATCCATAATTAATCCACACCGTCCGACACAGACGGAAAGAAACACACACAAATCACAGCGCAGCAACCCCGATCAAAAGGAGCTTCACCATGACCCTACGTACTGCGGAAGACGTCCGCGCTGAACTCAAGCGCAAAGGCGTCTCCATTGCTTCCTGGGCCGTCGCCAATGGCTTCTCGGCCAACATGGTTTTTGAGGTCCTGTCCGGCCGCAAAAAGTGCGTACGGGGTCAGGCCCACAACATCGCCGTCACGCTTGGTCTGAAGGAAGGCGAAGTCTGTACAGACCCTGGCCACGCCCTCGAACGCCGCGCTGCCTGAAATTCAATGATGTCCTGCAACCGATACGACGACTTCGGCTTCCTGATTGGCAGTCCTGTCATTGGCGGAGATTTCGCGCAGTTTCAAGCTGATCTGCAATGTCTCTCAGCACCTTCCGGGCGCGGACAAGCATTACTCCATCGCCTTGATGAGGCTGGCCATCACGACGAAGCGACTCTCCATATCGGGAGCCGTCAATGAGCTGCTCATCCTCCAGTGTTGCGACTAAACACCTGACGACTCTGGCTAACCCTTCGATGCGGCCCGCCAGTTCGTTGAAGTTCTGCTCTTGCATGGCGCTACTCCAATGGCTCTTTGATGCCATGAAATTTAGCCACGTAAAACCGCTTTGCATATTAGCAAAACGAGAGTTTTTTTGCGCCCGTGCAAATCAAGGAGGTTCCAATGCCTAGGCGGAATTGGAAGTGCGTTCTTCCCCTCTCGCTTCCCCACGCAATGGAGCTTTGCCTGGACTACGCCAGGGAAAAACAGAACCGCTCCGTTGATCGGGTAGCTGATCTGATGGGTTTGGCAAACAAATGGCGCCTCTACAAGTGGATAGCGGAAGGAAACCTCCCATCCAATCTGATTCGGCCCTTCGAGCATGCCTGCGGCACCCACTTTGTCACTCGATACCTGGCCTATTCAGCCCATCAGCTGCTTATCGACATCCCCACAGGAAAGACAGCAAGCAGCGGGGATATCCAGGTTCTTCAAGAGGCCACCAACGCAGCTGTCGGAGCCCTTATCAACTTTGCTGCGGGAAAGTCGGACGCCCCCGATGTTTTGGCCACGGTCTCCACGGCAATGGAAGCATTCGCTTGGCATCGCATCAATGTCGAGAAGCACTCTCAACCTGAACTGGATCTTGACCAATGAACGAGCGTTACCGCAACGAAGCCCAGCAGCGCCTGTGCAAGGTGATCTGCCTGCTGGCCGGCAATGAGTTCAACGGCCTGGCGCCGAGCGAAATCGCCAAGGCCGTAAATGTGAGCCCACCGAACATCACTCGGGACCTGGCCAACCTGAAGGAGGCCGGCCTGGCCGAGCAGCTGCCCGACACCGGCCGCTGGCGCCTGGGTCCGAAGCTGGTGCAGATCGGCCTGGCCTTCACGGCACACCTGGACAAGTCCCGCAGTCGCCTGGACGAAATGACTAACCGCTACACCCGCCAACCTTAAAAAAAGGAAAAGAACATGGTCCGCAAATCGTCTACAGCCGCTCAGAGCAACATTCCCGAAGGAATCCCCTCCGGCCATGCTGTCACGCTGGCTGAAGAGCAAACCATCAGGGCCGTGCAAGACGGCTACACCGAAGACCGTGACCTGATGAATCAGCTTATGGGGCAGATTCAGATGGCAAACGCCATCGGAAAACTAACGACTGTCGTTGGTTTGACCAAGCTCCAGCACATCAAGGAAAACAAGCTATACCGGGCCTTTTCGGGGAAAACCATCCAGATTGCTGAGGGTGAAAAAATCACCGACGTCGGTACTTGGGACGGATTTTGTCGCCTGATCGGCTCTAGTCAGCAGAAGGTGGACGAGGACCTTCTGAATCTCCGCACATTTGGCGAAGAAGCCATGCAGCAGCTCTCCTCCGTTGGCGCTGGCTACCGCGACCTGCGCAAGCTCCGGGCCCTGCCAGCCGAGGAGCGGGGGAACCTGCTGGAAAGCCCCGAACTGAAACAGGCCCTAGCCGAGGGGGACAAGGACACTTTGCGGGAGTTGATCGAGGACATGGCCGTCTCTCACGCCAAGAAGGAGGCTGCCTTACAGGGGCGGGTCAATGAACTGGAAGCCGATCAGGAAGCCAATGACCGGGTGATCAAGGAGAAGGAAAAGAAGCTGGATGCCCTGGCCAAGAAGCTGAAGAAGATGGAAACGGCGACTGACCCGTGGCCCGAGAAGATCCATGCCCTCAAGGATGAGATCGGCAAGATCGGCAATGTCACTGATGAGTGCCTGGGCAAGGTAGCGGTACTCCTGACCGCCACCACCGCCATGACTGACCAGATGGATGAAGAAGGGGTGAAGGCCGCCGAGTCGGTGATTCTCCGCCTCGAGGAGACGATTGCCCGGGTCTGCAACATGGCGGCAGAGCTTCGCAACGCGTTTGACACGGATCTGAGTGCCTATGTCTCCGAGGTGCGTAGCCACCAGCTGGAAGCTTCCTAAGAGGTTTGTTATGGCAATCCAGCCTTCCATCCGCGATTACCTGGCCGACGTTGCGCGGCGCCTGGATGCTGCGCCCCACGGCGGCACTGGGACCATTGTTTCCGATGCTGCCAGCTTCCTTGGCTGGAGCCATTCCAAGCTGTATTCGCGGCTTAAGGCTGATGTGGGTTGGTCCTCCGGCCGGAAAGTTCGGGCGGATAAAGGGACCAGCAAGGTTGATGGGGCTACGTTGGAAATGCTGGGGGCAGTGCAACGGGAGTGTGTGCGGGCAAATGGGAAGCAGATTCTGCACACCCCGGATGCTGTCTCCATCCTGGATACGAACGGCTACGACATTCCGGTCTCTTCGACCCAGGTGAACCGGCTGCTAAAGGCACGGCGGCTGAATGTTGCTGCTCAGAAGGCGGCCGACCCGGTGCAGAGCCTGCGCAGTTTGCACCCGAACCATGTGCATCAGGTGGACCCTTCCCTGTGCGTTCTCTACTACTTGCCGAATGGCCGTCAGGCCATGATGGAAGCGGACAAGTTCTATAAGAACAAGCTTTCAAACTACGCCAAGGTGAAGCTGAAGGTGTGGCGCTACGTCATCTATGACCACACCAGCAGCACGATCTACGCTCGTTATGTTGAAGCGGCAGGTGAGAGCCCGGCGAACCTCTTTGACTTTCTGATGTGGGCCTGGGGACGACAGGAAGGCCGTGAGTTCCATGGCGTACCGAAGATCCTGATGTGGGACAAGGGTAGCGCCAATACGGCGACAGCGATCAAGAGCCTGCTTGAGGCTTTGGATGTCACTCCCATCGAGCATGCGGCTGGCCGGGCCCGGGTGAAGGGCGGTGTTGAGAACGGCAACAACATCTTCGAGTGCAAGTTCGAGTCGCGCTTGAAGTTGGAGCCGGTGGAGACGGTTGAAGAACTGAATGCTGCAGCCCTGGCATGGGCCAATGCCTTCAACAACAACATGATCAACCGCCAGGACAACCGGCTGCACCGCCCTGGCATGGCCCCCACGGCCCGCATGGATTTGTGGCGGCGTATTCGCCAGGACCAGCTGCGCCTTCTGCCTGACGTTGAAGTCTGCCGGGCAACGCTGGAAGGGCGGGAAGAGCAGCGGACAGTGCATCCGAAGCTGCACATCAGCTACCGGCACCCAGCCTCTGACATGCGCCAGCTGTACAGCGTGAAGGGCCTTGATGGCATCTGCGCCCAGGACAAGGTGACGGTGCGGCCGCTGCTGTTCGGCGATTGCGCGATCACGATCCGCATTCCCGTGTTCAACGGGGAGGACAAAGTGTATCGGCTGGAGCCGGAGCGCAACTTCGATGAGTTCGGGTTTGCTGGCACCGCCCCGGTGATCGGTGAGGAATACAAGGCCATGCCGGACACCGGCATTGAGAAGGCGGCCAAGAAGATGGACGAACTGGCTTACCCGGAGCAGGACGCGAAGAAAGCCAGGGAAAAGCAAGAGGCTCCATTCGGCGGCGCCCTGGATGCTCATTCACACCTGAAAGACGTTGCCCTGCCGGCTTTCTTGCCACGCCGTGGCAGCGAGTTGTCCATGCCGGATCACCTTCATGTTGAAGCACAGCCTCTCAACCTGGTGCAGGCCGCCACGGCCTTGAAGTCATTGATTCCCGACTGGGACGGCGAGAAGTACCAGCAACTGGCCCAGCTGTACCCCGATGGGGTGATGGAGGCTGATCTGCCTCTGGTGGTTGATCGCCTTACCCGGGCACCCCGCCTGCGTGTTGTTGGTGGTGCCTGAAATGAAAACGCCGGTTCGGGTGCAACCGAACCGGCATTTGGTGGCCGTTGTTAGCGCAGCGGCCGAAATTGCAACGAGCGTGGAGATTGTAGCCATGAGCAAGACCAGCTTCAACCAGAAACCGAAGAAGGGCCGTTGTGCAGTGTTCGGCCAGGCTGAAAAGCGCCAGATGCACCGGGAGGCCGGTGCGTACATGAGTCGTACCAGCTTCTACCGCCAGGTGCGGCAGGCTGAGGTGCGGGGCGTTTTCAGCAACCTTTTGTGGAATAGCCAGGGATGTCGCTTTGATCGCAACCCGGCTTTTCCGATTCCTAACTATGCGGAGGTCAATCATGGGCGCCGCACTTGCAATTAACTGGCAGGGGAGTCCGTACATGCCGTTGAAGCTGAAAGGCGTATTGGCCCGTAACGGGATTCGACATTCCGAACTGTGCGATGCAGTGAAGCAGAAGGATGGAAAGCCCATGTCGTCAACGGGCCTTTCATTGATCGCTAACTGGAATACCTGGCCGAAGAACACTCCCAAGGAATCCCTGCAGCAGCAAACCCGGGACTTCCTCACCAGCAAGGGAGTTTCTGAAGAAGAAATCGCCACGGCATTCGATGTTGATGGGGAGGACAGCCACCGTCATGCCCACCCCATCGGCATCCACGTCGGACAAAAACACAAGAAACCAGAACCCGAAATCGAACCGTTGGAGATCGAAATGCTTAACCCCGCAGCCAAACGCCACTTCGGCATCTTCCGGGACCCGTTCCAGGCTGATGTGAATGGGCCGGAGGATGTGTTTCTCGCTTCCGACCAGCGCTACATCCGCGAGGCCATGTTCCAGACTGCCCGCCACGGCGGCTTTCTGGCGGTGGTGGGCGAATCCGGTGCCGGCAAGAGCGTTCTCCGCCGCGATCTGCTGGACCGCATCGCTCGGGAGGGCCATCCCATTTCGGTGATCTACCCGATGATCATCGATAAGAAGTCGCTGACCCCCACCTCAATCGGTGAGGCGATCATCAAGGATCTGGTTCATTCGGCCAAGGTTCCCCGTACCAAGGAAGGCCAAGCACGTTTGCTGAATGATCTGCTCCTGGGGTCAAGCCGGGCCGGCAACAGCCACGTTCTCATCATCGAAGAAGCCCATGACATCCCCACCGAATGCCTGAAGCAGTTGAAGCGCTTTTGGGAGTTGGAGGATGGCTTCAAACGGCTGCTGTCGATTGTTCTTGTCGGTCAGCCTGAGCTGAAACAGAAGCTGGACGAGCGGGTGAATTGGGAAGCCCGTGAAGTCATTCGCCGTTGCGAGATTGCCGAGCTGCAGCCCCTGGGCAACAACCTGAAGGACTACCTGCAGCACAAGTTCAAGCGGATTGATGTTGCGCTGGACAAGGTCATGGCGCCGGATTCCTTCGATGCGATCTACGCCCGCCTGACCCGGGTCAAGCCTGGTTCTCGGGAGGTGCTTTCCCAGCTGTATCCCCTGGTGGTGAACAACCTGGTGACGAAGGCCATGAACCGGGCCGCCGAGCTTGGCATTCCCCAGGTTACCGGCGACCTGGTGAAGGAGCTGTGATGCTTGCCACCGCTACTGAGGCCCACAAGGTTGTCGACCTGGTTGGCTTGTCGCCTGCCCAGGCCGACAACGTGGCGGTGGCCCAATCCATCGTCAATATCGCTCGCTGCGTGGAGTGGCTGGCTGGAAAGGGCTACCACGTGCTGTCGTTCTCGGGCGATGCCAACGGCCCTCGCTTGACCATTGCGCCGAAGGTTGGCGCCCAGGCCGATCTGGATGGGGTGAATGTTGGGCGTATCTGCCAGCCCAACCAGACGATCCACCGCTACGTGTCGCGCCGCTTTGACGTGATCATCGAATGGAGGGATGTGAAATGACGTTTCCCGTTGTTTTCCGCAGGACCTTTGCGGGGCTGCAGCGCCTGCACCTGGCGCTTCGTTACTGGCGCTGCCTGGGCTACACCTGGCACCTGGCATGGCTCAAGGCCGCGCGCTAGGAGCCCGACATGCACCAGCAAATCCTTCAGTTCATCGCCGGGGCCCATGCCCAGCAACCCGCCCGCCAGGATGTAGTGGCGAAGCGCCTGAAGGCACCGGAAGCCGAGGTGGCCACCGCGGTGGAGCAGCTCTATGCCTGCCATGCGATCAACCTGGCCCGCATCACGCGCAAGGGCGAAAGCTATGTGGCGATCTGGCCGACGGGCGTTACCCCCGCACCCCATGAATTCACTATCAATCCGAAGAAGCGCCCGCCATCGGGCTCTTTCACCCGGCCGCCACGGCCGGAGAGAGGACACACCGTGAGCAAGAGCACGCTCCCCGCCAATCCCAAGAAGGCCGTCACCGATCTGGAGGCAGGCCTGAAGACCATCCTGAATGGCACTACCGCTGATGCCCCCATGACGCCCAGCGATATCAGCGAGCTGCTGGAGCGGACACAATCCAGCTGGAACCCGGCCATGGCCCGCCTGCTTTCCAGCGGCGTGGTGGCCGCCACCGAAAACCCCAAGCGCAAGGGTTCCCGGGCGTACTACCTGAGTCCTTCCACTTCTCCTTCCGAGGCCGCCGGGTCCTCGGCCGACCAGACGCGGGTGTCGGTCAATAACAGCGTCAGCGGCGGCACTAGTGCCAACCTTTCATTGGTGGCCGACGCCGTATCCACTCCCCCCCCGGGGCCTGTAGTTGGCGCTGCAGACCCCGGGGCGGATACGTCCAGCGATGCGCCGGATGTGAGCTTTGCGATCCACGACGATGGCCGTCTGACCATCACGGATTGTGACCAGGTGCTGGAGCTTCAGCCTTCTGCTACCCGTCGCCTGGGTTACTTCCTTGGTTGTTTGGAGATCCAGGCATGGCCCCCGCGCTTTGACCCTACTTCCATTGAGGAGGTGAGGGCGTGATCCCCGGTACCGCAATTCGTGTCGAGAAGCATCTGGTTGGCCGTGAGCATATTGCCTTCATGGTCGGCCGGACTGGCGTTGTCTGCGACGCCAGCGCCTTCCGGCTCCTTGATGGGTTCGTTGCCGTCTCTCTCAACTACCGGGACGGTTCCCCCCAGGGCAAGTGCCCGAACCTGACTCTTTTCCACCGGGACGAGCTTGTTGTCCTGCAACCCCAAACCGTTACCGACTGAGGACGATATGACTACTACCCCTGATTCCATCCCTGCGGGCTACATGAGGAATGCCCGTGGGCACCTGGAGCCGACTAACACCATTCGCCCCATCGATATGGAGCGGGACAAGCTTGTGATGGAGATCGTGGCCAAGGCCAAGAATCTGAACAGCCAGATCAGCAAGTTCAAAGATGGTGTCTTCGGCGACATCGCAGCTTTCGTCCAGTTGAGTGCCGAGCAGTACGGCGCGAAGGTTGGCGGCAACAAGGGCAACGTGACGTTGATGAGCTTTGACGGCCGCTTCAAGATCGTCCGGGCCATTGCAGAGCGCCTGACCTTCGACGAGCGCCTGCAGGCGGCCAAAGCACTCATCGATGAGTGCATCACCGACTGGAGCCAGGGAGCCCGGCCGGAAATCCACGTCCTGGTCAATGATGCCTTCCAAGTGGATCAGGCCGGCAAGGTCAATACCGGCCGCGTCCTGGGACTACGCCGCCTCAACATCGAAGACGAGCGCTGGAAGAACGCCATGAGCGCCATAGGCGAGGCAATCCAGGTCACAGGCAGCAAGTCATACGTCCGGATCTATGAGCGTGTCGGTGACACCGACCAGTACGTCCCCATCCCTCTCGATGTCGCGGCGGTGTGACATGGAAAAAGACTTCTCTCAGGTCAATTTCCGCGTGAACTGCTCTGGCTCCTGGGCCAACCTTGTCACCGTTAAACAGGATGACTACGAGGCAACGAAGAAGGCCCTGGCGGACCTGGCCCGCATGCACCGGGGCTCTATCCGGTTCAAAGCCATGGACGCTGAGGGCGGTGTGATCGAGGAGTACTCCTCGGTACCGCCTGCCGGCATTCCCCTGTGGCATGAACCGAAGCGGAGGGGGTGACTATGGATGACCAGAAAAAGCTGGACGTCCTCAAGGCATCCATCCTGAACATCGGCCACCTCATTCCGGGAGGCATGAGCATTTCCTTCTACCGTGACCCTGGGGAAATGGCCACAGTAGAACAGACCTTCCCTGATGGCCAGTTGGTCACGGCTATTTTCACCGGCCACTCCCCTATCTACGACGTTCCGGTGGTTCCTGCTGAGTACGGGATTGATCAATGCATGGAGGGAAAAAGCGACGGGTGGCCAGTTGGGGCAACCGTGAAGCTTAAATACGTCGGCTGGCAGGCCGATTCAAATAGCCGTGATTTTGGCTGGGCCAGGCGTAATTCAGAAGGGCTCCTGGTAACGGTCTATGGCGGAGACCCGCTTGATCAGGAGTCATGGGCTGTTGTTGAGGAGCGTAGTGAATGAATGCCAGAAACGTTCCCGTCGATCTGACCGCCCAGGCCGAGCTGGCCCAGGCCGTGGCCATGGTCGGCCGCTTCCTGCCTATGGGCATCTCCGTGAGCTTCTACCGCCCCGAAGGTGAGCCCCGGGTGGCAGTGGAAGTCACCGGGCCGGACGGCGCCACCAATACCCACTGGGCCGACCAGGTCGGCCACTAATTTTTCACGTAGCAACAAACCAAGGAGTAGCACATGAAACAAGTCGAACTGATCGCCAAGGTTGCCGAAGTCTCCGGTGCTTCCAAAAAGGACGTCGAGGCCATCCTCAAGGCTACGGCCGATGTGGTGACTGAGCAGCTGCAGGAAGGTGATGCCGTCGCCTTCTTCACCCTGGGCAAGTTCACCATCAAGCAGCGTTCCGGCCGCACCGGCCGCAACCCCAAGACCGGGGAGCCCATGGAGATCTCCGCCAAGAACGCCCCTGGCTTCTCCTTCTCCACTCCCCTGAAGAAGGCCCTCAACCCCTAACCCGAGTCCCCTGACTCGGCGGCCTCCGAAAGGGGCCGCCCGGTCAGAAGGCTCTCAGAGTTAAATATGGATAGAGAAATTTCAGGAATGCGGGCTAGTTTCCGCAAGACATGCTTTTTGGCACTCCACCATTGCCTTAGATATTTGCAGCTGGGCTTCTGTCGTAAGGAACTCAACCAGCTGCAACGCGTCGTCTATACGCGCCCTCTTCTCAGGGTATGTAGGCCCGCAAACCATGGAAAGGTAATTCTTTGCCGAGGCGATACTTCCCTTCGCACCTGCCAAAAGAAATGCGGACTGGTTTGGCAATGGCTCCAGCACCAAAAGTTCGTCATCAGTAACCCCAATGTCAATTTCCAACAATTGATTCAGCAGCAATTCACAAATGGATACCGGTGCGTTGTCATCAATGCACTGTCTTGCGCTAAGCGAGATGTAACCGAGCTTGGCGACAAGCATAGCAAGATGTCCTGTGATTCTGGCTGCGGTCAGTTGGGCTCTGACATAGGCTTCTCTCCTACGCCTATACCCTTCACCGAGGGAAATTCCCAGAGCTATCACCGCTGCAGCAATGGTGCCAATAGCACTGACCATCTCCCACTTTGGTTGCCAATCACCATGGCTTGGAAATTCCCCAAGCAACACTCCGATGGCAAAGGCACCGATCACCATGATCGTCGGCCAGGACTCGTTACGAAAGAGATGCATAAGTCCTCCATAATTTTCGGGGATCGTAGCATGTTGATTCCATCTGTCATTGTTTCCATAGGGGAGGCTTAGTCATGGCCTTCCTTCCTGCCGATCAATTGAAGCGACGTATTGTCGCTATCCGTACCCGGCGGCACCAGGCTGCCGATGTGCTTGACGATGTCGCCTATCGAACCCTCCTACAACGTACAGCCGGAGTCACTAGCTCTACTGCAATCAGGACCCTGGCTCAGGCTGAGAAGGTCCTGGCTGAGTTTGATCGGCGCGGAATTGGAAAGACAGCAAAGGCGACAAAGGGAAGAGCGGGCGGACGGCCGCACAATCTCAGCCGTGTGGACATGCTGCAGAAGATCGAAGCCCTCCTGGCCGACATGGAGTTGCCCTGGGCGTACGCGGATTCAATCGCCCGGCGCCAGACAAAGCAGGCCGGTGGCATTGAACGCCTGGCATGGGTCCCGGATGACGACCTCGTTGGCGTTATCGCCGCTCTGCACCGGCAGAAACTGAAGCGCATCAATGAGTCCTTGGCTGCGCTGAAGGTTGAGCTTGGGCGGCGCTCACTCAACATGGAGTGGGCCCGGTGCCAGGCCGAAGACATGGGCCGCTTGGATTCACCATGGCCCTGGCTTGAATGCCTACAGACCCAGCGCCTATTGTTGGCACGCCTGGCTGCTTGAGTCTCATCATGTCGCTCTCGCTACCTGACAACTACCCGGAGCTGTATAGCCACATCGCTCATGTCGTCTACGACATGATGGTCGGCCTGCAGCTTCCGTCCGATGTCGCCAACGAGATCGCCCTGGCCACCTCCGAATCTGTTCGCCTGAACTTGGGTGGCGGCCAGATCTACCTGGAGAAGGGCGTGAGCTATGAAAACGCCGCCCGCAACAAGGAACTGTGGGACCGGTTCAACGGGGACAACTACAAGGAGCTGGCCGCGCTGAGTGGCCTGTGCGTGATGCGTATTCGGCAGATCATCAACGAAATGCGGATCAAGGAGCGGGAGCGCCGGCAACCCAACCTGTTTTAG